CTGGAAAATTTGTTAAGATGTCTTTATGTAAATGGCCTGTGTAATATAACTCCCATTCACCTTTCTCGTTTTGTAAAACAGACTCAATAGTACTGATACCTTTCTTTATCTGCTTTTGTAACCACTCGTCTATATGGTTCTTCTCACCGTCTTTCATAATATACTTTCTTTTTATAATTGTAATCCTACGTAATTCACTTTAGGACTAAATGACCAAAACACGTCATTATGGTTTCCCGTATCACCTAGGTTCTGCATTTGGTACAGATGTACCATTTCATGGACTAATGTGTCCAAGAAATCTCTTTTATCTGGATACTTGGGCATCATTTCCAGTTTGTATAATCTCGTACCTTTTCTTTTCCATTCAAAGGTTACTACTTGCCCAATACATTTTTCTCTATCTAAATTTTTTATTTGAATTTGGCCGAACGGCGACAATTTGTTTTCAAAGATTGCTTCATTCAACATCTTAAAATATTTCTTAATATCTTTGTATGTTGTGGTATATCTACGCTTAATAGAAAACTCTTTTTTAAGTTTTCTTTTAACTTTATCTGCTTTCAACTTTCTTGTTGTTTTACTTGGCATTATCGTCCCCATTAAAATAGTTGTATATAAACAAAGTCATAGCAACTAACATAATTAAAAACAATTCTTTCGGTATGAAAGTATATGTGATTTGAAGTGCTTCGTATATTAGACTAGATACATCCATCACTCATACCACCATTTTTCAATAATTCACATTTATACTTTTCGTCTGCCTTTAGTCTTAAATCAGCAGCAACACCCTCTAATATTTGAGGTAAGTACATCTCAATAACTTTAACCATATCTAAAGCATACTTGTGTGCCAGATTGGCAAGTTCTTTTTCTAGTATTTCAACCGAGTCAATATCAGTACCTTTTATAGTTTCGGTAATGACATGACCAATTATAGCATTCGTTTTATCATTGGCATTAGCAACATTAAATATTGACCAAGACCAAATATAAACAAATACTAAAAATAAAGTTAAGAAAGATTTACGCATTAGCATGAGCCTCGTAAATTACTTCATCAACCGTATTCTCATCAATACCTAACATAGCAATGTTATCAACTTTCATAATTTGATCTCTAGCGTCGGATCTAGTAATCTCACCAGAAGTTAATTTGGCAATGATGTTATCAACTTTAGTTTCAGTAGAGTCTTCAATCCATTGTTTTGTTTTTGACATTATATATTCTCCTTATTTGTTGTTTTCATACTAATAATATATCAGAAAACAACGGAGTAATCAAGCAAAAAATGGACTAAATTATTGTGTATTTCAAAGGGTTTATAGGGTGCGACATTCTGTCATTCACCCTATAGTTGTATTCTATAGAATCACTATAGAATTATTTATGTTTTAGGACGTCTTATAATCTGCGTTCCAACCAAATGCCTCTTTTACCACAGCATCCGTCAATCCCTTATATTTTTTGTTAAGAGCTTTGTCTTTTACTGCAACCATTAGAGCAGCGTCATCTTTGTGTAGGCCTTCTAGTAACTGAATAAACATCATCTCTTTTTTAGTTTTAGATAGTTTTTGATCAGCGCCTTCTACAAAGTGCCATAGTCTTCGTGCTTCTGTAAATAGAGTTGTATGTTCAGTACCTGCTGGGGCGTCATTCTCTTTGTATGGTGGTGTGCCTTCAGGTAATGCCCATTTAATATTAGGATCAAATGCACCTTTTAAAACTTGTCTTAAAGGTACAGAGTCATTCTTTTTTAAAACTGCTATTTTTGCTGGTTTGTCTTTTGCGTTATTTACTTTGGTTAGAATTTCGTGTAACAATGGAGCACTTGATGAATCTGTTCCCATTGTCATGTTTAAGTTTGCTGTTGTTGTTGGCATAATGCCCTCCTCATGTTGTTATCTAGTTATTGTGGGCGGGTCCAGTCTCCCTTTGCCGCCCAACAATATTATTTATACGTATTGATTACGCATTTTTGTAAGCATACGGAGTACCGTATAACTTTTTGATCCCAGCAGCGATGATCGCTTTAGATGGAGTACCCATTCTGTATGAAGTACCTTTTGCTGTTTTGTTGATATAGATCATGTTACCTTCTGATCTTAAAGTATCAACTAAAGCTCTAGGGCTTGTTAGATCAAATCTGTTTCTTAACGTATTCCAAGATACAGAAACACCTTTGTTTAAAAGGTTAAGAACCTTTTGTCTTTTTGACAAGGCTTTTCTTCCTCTTGTTTCAGTTTTTTTAGATTTTGATACAACTCTTAATGAGTCGTTTGTAAATAATGATTTAAACATTTATTCACTCCTTATTATATAATGTGCCTCAATTAAACTATCAAATACAAGGCACGTTTTTGTATCTGTAGTATTCCAAAGTGCTTTATGGAATTCTTTAAAACTTTTTATAATCAATTGTAATAGCATATAAATTCTTGCCTTCACCTTTTGTTGTTATTGATCTATCTACACGCTCTTGTAGAGGGTGTTTCATATGGACATGTCTTAATATAAGCGACTTTAATGCCTCACTCAATAACTTGTAATCTTTTAGAAAGACTGGATCAACTAAATTGACACCTTCGTCTTTTAATCTCATTAACATTGATTCAGTTAAATCTTCACTCACGGCCTGAACAAATATCTTATTGTGTTCAAGTCTTATCATCTCCTGTCTTTTAGCGTCTAGTTCTTGTGCCTTATTTGACATAGGTCTTCTAGGCACTTTAGGAAACAATATAATATTGTCTTTTGGTTTATCTGAATCTGTCATCATCTTTTCAATGGTTTCATTATGCCGTCAGGCCAAAATACTTCGTCATTTAACTTCTTAATTGCAATACTATTACATATAGCAATGGTAAGTAACACCAATAATATAAGAGCGTTTAACTTATGCATTACTTTGTAATCTCGCCTTTGAAGTTACATAGACCTTTATCAGCAAAGTATTCAACTAACTCATTGTACCCACCGATATGTTTATCATCTATAATTATTTGTGGCATAGTTCTTACTTGTTTGCCTACGGCCTCAAATAACTCGTCTGGTGTTTTGAAGTCTTTACCAAACATTTTTTCTTCGTACTTAAAGCCTAATGCCTTTACGAGATGTTTTGATTTCTCGCAATAAACACAATTAGGCTTTGAGTATATTACTATATTATTGTTCATTAGCAATTATTTCAACCTCATCATACGCCTTTTGAGCGATCTCTTTAAGTTTGAAAGCATCCACTACTGTTTCTACAGAATAGTTGTACATCTTATTGTACTCACCCATAGGTAATTTTAAACCTATCCAAGCACGATAGTAACCATTCTTCGTTAAAGTAACTTCCTGAGCAAACACTTCGTATCCTCTAACTGGTGTTTGTTTTATGATATTGACTAATGTTGTTTCAACATCTGTTACAACAGTTTTGGTAGTATTCTTACCTAATTCTGTAGTAAAGATTTTAGCCTTCTTATTCATCTCACCTTTTACTTTATCAGCAAGTTCTGCTTTTGCAATCATCATACCTTTTTCAATTGCAAGTTCTAGGTCTGGCGATACACTTGTACCGACACCAAAGATACACTCTTTGTTTTTGTCTTTACCAAACTTTTTAGTACCACATTCTTTCTTCTCGTTATAATCTTTCATATACCAAGCAGGTACTTTAAGGACTTGTTTATCCTTTTCTTGTTTGATTTTATATGTACTATTAGCACAACCTGTAAGTATCAACCCTACAGCACCGATAGCAACATATTTTATATACTTATTCATCTTCTTTTACCTTCTCCTTTACATTATTAAACACATTATACACTATTTCCTTAGTTTTATCAACAGCCTGTGTTTTCTCAACCGTTGAAGTAAATGGTTCCCACGCAAAAGCAAGGGCAACCCAAATTATTGTAAGGGTAATTATACCTCTTATCATTTTCTTACCTCCCAATTACCATATTTGTCAAGGCAAACTTTGCCAGGTTTATGATAGGCATGGTTAGGCCTTTCATAATATCTACAATAAGCAGGTGTATTCATATCACCATAGTAAAACTGAGCGAATAACTCCCAATAACTAGGACCATCATATGTCTTTCGGCCATCTGCACATTCTACTACTTCCTCTTTTACTATCTCACCGTTAATCTCTTTCATATTAACTTTAATAAAACAATATTGATCCTTTAAAGGTAATATCTTTTCATATTCTACTGCAACATTTTTACCTTCTAATATATCAATCTTCTTCATTGTGTTTTCAAATGAGTCTTCAGCATAACTTGCTTTGACTACAAATAATATTGCAAGTACAAAGCATATCATCAATATATGATTGCCTAGATTCCAAGCACTCTTACCCACCGTATGTGGATTTTTAGGATCAATTATATTTTTCATTGATTAACTACCATATATCTTCCGTCAGGCATTTTACATACT